CTATGGCTAAACAATATAACATTGAAGCCGATGAAGAAGAATACTATAAAGGATTTAAAGGTATGGATATAAACAAATTAGTAGACACCAACCTTAAAACAGCTGCTGCTCAAGGTAAACCTAAACTATCAGACGTACCACCAGTAGCTCTATTTGCTTTAGGTGCTGCTATGTCTGACGGTGCAAGTAAATATGGCCGCTATAACTGGCGTGAAACAGGTACCACTGCTAGCGTATTCTATGACGCTATGCATCGACACTTAGCAGACTGGTATAACGGTGAAGACTTTGCCCATGACAGCAAAGTAAATCACTTAGCTCATATTATGGCCAGTTGCGCTATCTTGTTGGATAGTGAATTACACAGCAGTATGAATGATGATCGTGATAAAAGTAAGTCAGAAAGTATTGCAAGAAATGAAACATGGAAAACATTATGATTAAACCAGTAGTACATTACTCAGGGCCAATTTCTATCCGTGAATGGTTATACTCTAAACCAAATAACATTGAGTATATTGCCTATCTACCTGAAGTACTAGACCACCCTAATTTAGGAAAGTGTTCTCAAGTACGTACTTCGGGTATTGTAAAGTTCCCTGATAAAAGTGGTACATTCGAAACACGTAACACGATCTACGAGAAGGTTAATCCCGCATCTGAATTTGGACTGGTAAATGAATCTTATTAAAACAGTTAAACGATGGGTTGCCGGCGATGATAAACTGTTTGACATCTATACATGTACCGTAGATGAAGTTGAACAATTTACCAGTGATTCAGGTAAGTCAATGATCCGAATTAAAGTAGGTGACAAAGAGTTCTCAGGTCTATATAACAAATGGGTCTATGAACATCTCTGCGAAAACGAAGGATCACCTTCTTTTGTAGTACTATGGCGTAGTAAAAATAAACCTTGGGTAGCATATGTCAAAGAAATCTGGCAAGACCATATTAAAGGAGAGTACAACACAGAAGTACCCGCCGAAACTAACACTTACAGCTCAAGCGGTGAGTCATTTGTCTATCTTTGGGTATCCAAAAGTACAGACCGAAAGTACATTGGAAAGCACAAAGGAACGCATGATGACGGATATATTGGGTCAGGTGAAGCTTTCCTAGAAGCATACAACGAATTCCCTGACGACTTTAAGCGTACTATTCTGGCATACGGTACTGATGATGAAATGCATGAGCTAGAAACAATGTTATTGTTACAGTTAAAAGCATTAAAGTCAGATATGTATTATAATTTGAGTAATAACCTTCGAAAATAAATATGACAACCAAAGAACTCGCAGTAGAATTTATGAAAATGATGGATATCTTGATGGATACCAAAGGATTAAGGAAACTGACCCTTAACGAAGTTGCCATTGTATTTGATCAAGCAGAAGAATTAGCCAATGCTGTTATCAAGGAAAGTAAATGAGTAAATACAATTTTAATACACAACTAGGTACTCAAAACTACACTATTCAATTAGACGTAGCCAAAAAATATGGTTGCTTTGAGCACGATCGCCTAGGTGATCAGTCCGGTGGTGGTTTGTGGTTTGATAAAGACCTTATGCTAGAAGACTATGATGGTGTATTTGAATTACCATCTGAGGTAAAGAATATTCTTGTAATGTTTGGTATGTGTGATAAGGATTTTTAAATGAAACCAATGTTATTACCCCGTGAAATGCCTGACCTAGATACACTGGAATACCCCGTCTATGTTACCCCTAAGTTAGATGGTATCAGGTGCCTTATTAAAGATGGTGTAGCTCTGAGTCGTACACTAAAACCTATTCCTAATAAATCTATTCAAGCATGGGCTGACAAATACAAGTCAGAGTTAGAAGGTATGGATGGTGAACTTATTGTAGGTGATCCTACCTCACATACAGTATACCGTGATACAAACTCTTTTGTTATGTCTCATGATAAAGTAGGTGAATTTTTCTTTTACCACCTTGACTGGTGGAATGATATGGATGAGCCATACTTTGTCAGGTATATGGATGTTATGGTAGATACCGTACCAAGTAACTATCGTAAAGTGTTGTCGTACAACGCTCATAGTAAAGAAAAGTTACTTGAGCTGGAAGAACATTGCCTTGAAAAAGGTTATGAGGGTATTGTTATCCGTAACCCACATAGCATGTATAAGTACGGTCGCTGCACTATCAAGGAAGCTAATGCATTCAAACTAAAACGGTTTGAGGATGACGAAGCTGTTATCATTGGTTGGGAAGAGGAAATGTATAATGGAAACGATGCAGAAGTTAATGAACTCGGAAGAACTAAACGCTCAACTAAACAGTCTGGCATGTCTGGCAAAGGAACTCTTGGAGCATTCATCTGCAAGACCCGTGACGGAGTTGAGTTTAAAATCGGTTCAGGTTTTGACCAGTCAGATAGGCAGAAGTTCTGGGAAAACAAGTCAAATTATATTGGATCATTTGTTAAATACAAACACTTCCCTATCGGAGTAAAAGATAAACCACGACACCCTATCTTCTTAGGTTTCCGTGATAAAATGGATATGTAATATGAGTAATGTTTGGTTTTGTTCTGATTTACATTTCGGTCATAAAAATATTCAAAAGTTTCGTAAGCATGTTTCTTCCGAAGAAGATAACCGAATGCAAATTAAGTTTGATTGGCACAGCTTAGTAACTAAACGAGATACCGTTTACGTGCTAGGCGATGCTTGTTTTACTATGGACACTATTGATGAATTTAGTACATTACCTGGGAAAAAATTTCTTATTAGAGGTAATCATGATTTACTAAATACATCAGTATATTTAAAATATTTTGAGGAAGTGTACGGTTTATTTAAATATAAAGAATTTTGGTTATCACACGCTCCAATACACCCTGATGAATTAAGAAATAAAATTAATTTACATGGGCATGTTCATTATGAAACAGTATCTGATAACAGATATTTTAATTGCTGTGTAGAAAACACTATTAAACTAAAAAATCAATCACTAATTTCTCTAGACCAAATCCGGGTAATTATGAAAGAACGCGGGCAAAAAGTAGCCGGTACCTAATACCTAACAACGAAAGAATGTATGCAACAGTATGCAGTGACGGTAGTGTTTTATATCAACGCTAAGGATATTGAAGAAGCAGAGATGACTGCAGCAGTCGCTATTCAGGATTATATCTTGAATAAAAATCTAAATGAATCATGGTCTATTGTAGACACAACTGAGGTAAAATTCTGATGGACAAGTACACACTATACACAACAGCTGAAGAGTGCTCTGAGGTATCTCAAAACATTATGAAGGTACTACGCTTTGGCTTACATACTGTAAGTCCTGTTGATAAGATAAGTAATAAAACTAAGTTAGAAGAAGAGATTGGTCAGCTACAATACTGTCTGCACCGTATGACTCGAGAACTCCAGCTTGATAATATTGTTATTCAAGATAGCTACGATAAGAAGCTGACTACATGGGCTAAATGGAAAGAATACTATGATCGTTGATACTAAGAACGGTACAATAGATATTACTATTATATTCGAAAAACCACTTAATGATTACCTGAAAGAGCAACTAGATTATATCTTAGATACCATTTCTGAATTAGAATCTGACTACGACTTTGCCCGAGGACAATATGAAAAACCAAAAAGATTGGGATAACTTTTATTTAAATATCTGCTCATTAATTGCACAGCAATCATACGCAGAAGATCGTAAGGTAGGTGCTATTATTGTTAAGGATGATAACATCATTGCCTTCTCATACAATGGTACAGCACGAGGTACAGATAATGATACACAAAGTAACCCTGTATTGCATGCAGAAGCCCAAGCTATTGCTAAGGTCGCTCGTTCTAACCTGTCTACTCAGGGTAGCACTCTCTATTGTACTCTTTCCCCTTGTATTGATTGCGCTAAGCTTATATACGCTTGCGGTATTGTTCGTGTGGTGTATCAATCCGAGTATAAGTGTCTTAAAGGAGTTCAATACCTTAAAGACAACTTTATTCTTGTAAACGAAGTATTTGACCCCAATAAATTTGCCGATATTGAATGGCTTAAACAGACAGGATTACTATGAATTCAGACTACCTACTTATTATTGCAGCAGCTTTTGTCTGGATTGGATGGAAGAACTGGCAGCTGACAAATGAAGTTGAGGAAGCAAATGATACTATTGAAGCACAAAATAACCTAATTGGGTGTATGGCTGAAGAGCTAACCAAGTTAGGATCGCCTAACGTAAAAGAAAGTAGTACACCTACTTACAATATTAACTATGAATAAATATAAAAACCTAAAAGTTACTGTATCATCAATACACAACTGTCAAAAGGATGTTAAGGATATCTTCTTTAATATCCTTGATGACTACACTAAAAGGTTTAACGTAAAAGTTACAGAAAAACCTGTGACTATCTCTATCTGCCTAGTAGAGTATGGAGAAGACGCAATGTCCCAAGGCCTCACTATGTATAATGAGGATGAAGGTATTATGCTAATCCAAATGAGAGACCCTTTCCTAAATGATTGGGAAGACAACACATATATGTTCAGTAAATTTACTGACATTGTATGTCATGAGTTTGTTCATGCCTGTCAGAACCTTACCGGAAGAAAAGGTTTTAAAGTAAAAGGTCTTAAATACAATCCAAAAGATGACAAAGAAAAATACTTCTTTGATCCCGAAGAAATGGAAGCCAGAATGCTGGAAGCACCCTACTCCACACTATACGCACAAGATTTACTATCCTCATGACTAAGAAAAGATATGTGTTTGATATCGAGACTAATGGCTTTATGCCTGAAGTCAACAAAATCTGGATGCTTGTATTAGTTAATCCTGATACAGGTGAAGTAAAGAAGTATGTAAGTAAAGATGGTAATCCCGATCATTATGAATTACAAAATGGCCTAGAAGAGCTTCATACCGCTGACGTTATCATTGGCCATAACATTATTGGTTACGACAATGTTGTATTAAAACATTTATGCGGATGGATACCTAAACCACATCAACAAGTGGTTGATACATGGGTAATGTCTCAATGTAACCAGTACAAACGAGATCACAAACATGGTCTTGAAGGTTGGGGTTCTAAATTAGGCTACCCCAAGCTTTCATTTGATAAGTTCGATGAGTACTCAGATGAAATGCTTACATATTGTATCCGAGATGTAGAGCTTAACGTTAAAGTCTATAAAGTACTGGTAGAAGAAGCTGGAAAGCTTATTGCCAAGAACCCTCTATATAAACAAGGTCTTAACGTAGAGTTTGAATTTGCTAAGATAGAATCTGATATCCGCCAAAAAGGTTGGATGTTTGATATGTCCTCTGCTCAAACATTACTGACAGAAATCAACAACAAACTAAATGCCATTGAGAATGTATTAGAACCTCGTATTGGTATGAGGTGTATTAAGACGGATGGTAAAGATGAATTCAAAGAACCAGCATGGCGTAAAGACGGATGTTATACAGTTGCCACTGTCAAACACTTTAATTTACCACAAGAGTCAGGAAGAACTACGAGACCTATTGAAGGCCCATACTGCCGAATTAGCTTTGAACAAGGCAAAGTCGGATCAATTGAAGTAGTAAAGGACTGGCTGTACTCTATCGGATGGGTACCTGACGAATGGAATGTGGAGAAAATTAATGGTAAATTTGTTAATAAATCTCCTAAAATCACTGAGAGTTCTTTGGAACGCTTGGGTGCTAATGCTATGTTGGTCAGTGAATACTATACAATCCGATCAAGGAAAGGTATCTTGGAAGGGTGGATTGAAGCTGTTAAGACATCCCCGGATAATCGTTTACACGGTCGTATGTGGACCATTGGTACTCCCACTTTTAGATGTCGTCACGAGCTTGTTGCTAATTTACCTTCTGTGGACTCAGTTTACGGAAAAGAAATGCGATCTCTACTGGTATGTGAACCAGGGACAGTCATTGTGGGTGCTGACTCGGCAGGTAATCAGATGCGTGGTCTATGCCACTATATTGGTAATGATGATTTCACTAATGAGGTAATCAATGGAGATGTACACACGAAAAATGCTAACATTTTATCTGGAGTATATGAAACGCCCCGTAAAACGGCTAAGCCTTGGCTATATGCTTATCTGTTTGGTGGTGGCGATGCAAAGCTTGGCTTAATCCTTACAGGAAAATCTAATGCTAACATTGGTAAGCAGTCTAAAGCATTGTATGAATCTAGTATCCCCGGATTAAAAGAACTTAAAGATTCTCTAGGTGCTTTGTTTGATAATACATCAAATGCGTTTGGTAAAGATAATGCTTTTATCCGTGGCTTAGATGGTCGTCTGGTATTTGTAAGTTCTAAACATCAAGTACTAAACTACCTACTACAAACAGCTGAAGGTATCACATGCAAAGCAGCTATTGTATGGCTACGTGATGAGCTAAATAAGCGTGGTATTAAACACTACTTTGCACTACATTACCATGACGAGCTAGCTGTGGTAGTTAAAGAAGAATATGCCGAAGAAGTGGCTCAATTATCTATCCAAGCTTTTACAGAAGCACCTAAAGCTTTTGGTGTTATGTGTATGGGTGGTGATGCCCATACAGGAACTAATTATGCGGAAGTACACTAATGACTGAAGAAACATTTGACGTAGCTATTATTGATGCAGACTCTATTCTGTACCAAATAGCACACTACCAACCATCACCTGCACTATGTAAAAAAGCTTTTGATTCACGTTTAGCTGAGATTATGTCAGAAGTATCTGCATATAGTGGTGCAGTGTTTATTAAAGGTAAAGATAACTTTCGATATCAAGCAGCATCTGACTACAAAGGTAATCGTAAAGATACACTAGAGCCTGAAGTAAAAGACAGGTTAGAAATGCTGTACAAGTACGCTCAAGACTTCTGTATTGAATCTGACAATGCTGAGGCTGACGACTACTGTGGTATTGCTTTTAAGTTAGCTCAAGAAGAAGGTAAATCAGCTATTGTCTGTCATATTGACAAAGACTTAGATGCATTACCGGGTTGGCACTATAACTTCCGTAAGAAAGAGTTTTATAAAGTAACACCCGAACAAGGTTATACTTTCTTAATGAAACAAATTCTTATGGGAGATGCTACAGATAATATTCAGGGTATTAAAGGTCTTGGACCAAAGACTGCTGAGAAAATTTTATCTGATAAACCAGTAGAAACACTGTTATCTGTTGTGCTAGATACCTACCGTATTAAATGCGGTAACACATGGGAATCTGACTTTGTTAAATCAGCTAATCTAATCTGGATCAGAGATAGCGCAGACAACTGCCGACCATTAACCTATAAAGAACTACAAGAGAAACTACAATGGAAGATTACGGACAATGGCACCCCCTTACAGAACGACCAGACAACGCCTTTGGATTCATCTACTACATCGAAAACCTTGAAACAGGAAGACGATACATTGGAAGAAAGCAATTAATAAGTGTATCAAGAAAACTTAAACCCGGAGCAAGCCGCCGTACTGTCACACGCAAGGAATCTGATTGGCGCAACTATCAGTCAAGCTGCAGAGAATTGCTTGATGATATTAAGCTCTACGGATCTGAGGCTTTTACATTTGTTATCTACAAATGGTGCATTGGTCCAGGAGATCTTACATACAGCGAAGTCCATGAACAGTGGCAATGTGAAGTCTTATCAAGAGATGAACTCCCTAATGGAGAGCGTGTCTGGTATAACGGTAACATCGGAGCAGTAAAATTCCTGAAACCTAAAACATTATGAGTAAGAAGAATAAAGAAAAACAATACGATGAAGAGCTACCTTCATTAAAAGATGAGTTTAAAAATCAATTTAAGCGTAAAAAAGAAACACAACAAGAAGCTAAACAACGTAGACAGCGTATCAGGGAAATTCAAGAAGATCAATATTGGAATTAAATATGAGTCGTTGGTACCATGCACCATGCCCTAAATGTCATTCATCAGATGCCTTTTCTTATAAAGATGAAGATGAATGGGGCTTTTGTTTTAGTTGTAATAAGAATTCACCTATCAATCCTGAAGTAAAGTCTTCAACATATACCAAAGAAAATTACGATATGCACACACTAAATGAAATTCAATCTTATGACACCCGTGGTTTTCAAGAACGAGGTATTACAAAAACAGTTGCTGCATACTACGGCGTTAAAGTTAGCTATGCAGAAGACGGTACTATCAGTAGCCACTTCTATCCTTATACTAAGGACAGTCAGATTGTGGCATACAAAGAACGTAAGCTACCAAAGAAGTTTAATATCCACGGTGAATTTAAGGATGTACAATTCTTCGGACAAAGTGTATCGTCTGGAGGAAAACGGATTGTTATCGCTGAGGGTGAACTCGATGCTCTGGCAGTTGCTCAAGCACAATACGATAAGTATCAACGATTTTATCCAGCGGTTGCGGTCCCGTCAGCTAGCAGTAAGTCTCTCATCCTTGAACAGCGCGAGTGGCTACGATCTTTTGATGAAGTAGTATTATGCTTTGACATGGATGAACCCGGTCAAAAAGCTGCTCAAGAAGCTGCTAAGATAATTGGCTATGATAAAGTCAAATTAGTTACGCTACCTGAAAAAGATCCGTGTGATGTGCTTATTAAACATGGATCACTAAAGCTAATGCAATGTATCTTTGATGCCAAAGAGATGAGTCCTGCTGGTATTGTTAAAGGTGAGGCTGTATGGGAACAATTTAAGCTTAAGCAAACAATTGTATCTTTACCTTACCCTCATTGCTTGGACTCTCTGAATGAGAAACTTTTTGGTATGCGTCTGGGCGAAATTGTTTTGTTCACCTCAGGTACAGGCTCAGGTAAGTCAACTGTTATTAAAGAGATTGTCTTAAATATCCTTGAAAAGACTGGGGATATGGTAGGCATGGTATCATTAGAAGAATCTGTGGGTGATACTGCAGAGAAATTTATTGGTATGGAACTTAAGAAGAACCTTACTGTAGATGACGTAACCGAAGAGGAACAGTATGCTGCCTTTAATAAAGTGTTTGGTGATGAACGGTTGGTTTTACTTGATCATCAAGGTTCTGTAAGTGATGAGTCTCTAGTAGACAAGATGGAACGACTAGCTTTAATGGGTTGCAAGTATATTATCCTAGACCACATTACTATTGCTGTAAGTGAAGGTTCTAAAGGTAAAACAGGTAATGAGGCTGTTGACTCATTGATGTCTGACTTACTTAAGCTATGTAAGAAACATAACATCTGGTTAGGTGTTGTATCTCACCTACGTAAAGGTGAAAAGCCTTTTGAAGAAGGTCATTTACCTTCTATTGACGATATCAAAGGTTCTGGTTCTATCAAACAGATTTCCTTTGACATTATTGCTTTTGCTCGTAACATGATTGCTGAGACAGAGCAACTACGTAACACTATTAAGTTACGGGTACTTAAATCACGGTTCACAGGTAAGACTGGTGACTGTGGTAGTACCAGCTACGACTCTAAGACGGGTCGCCTAAAGAAAACTTCTCTTGTTGACTTTGATTAAATAACAAAATGAATCCACTACAATATCTTACTGAACGTGTATCGAAGATTGCCCTCAACTCAGATAAGATTCAGAATGAAGGTGCTCGTCTTCTGGCACATCATTCAACTTGGGAGTATGATCTCGAGCGATTTATCAATGAGGCATGGGATACCTTACTCAAGTACTGTATCCGAAATAAAAATGCTACTCATTCAGCATCCGTTAAACTCACATTTGCATCTGATCTTATTGGAAAAAGAATTGCCCGAGGTATTGGGGCTGACGAATCAGATATCAAAACTACTTTGTCTCTGGGAGATCTTCTACTTGAGACATTCCTACAAGATAGCCTAATAGATATTTTCAGAGAATACGATGGTCGTAAGGCACCTTACTTAGTTCGTATTGTTAATATGGACGATGACATTAAGCCTACACTTATCGGTACTTCCTTTGAACCCTTACTGCCTATTGCTGGTTTATATAGCCCTTTAACTAAAGAACCTTTTATTAAAGGATGGACTAACAGTAAACTGTTTCACGAGTACTTAAGTAAACCTTTCATTCAAAGCCTTGAAGGGTTACGTCAACAACCTTGGCAGTTAAATCAGCCATTGTTGTCTGCTATGAAAGCGGTTAAACCACCAGAAGTACTAGAGTTAGTCGATGAAAATGGTGAGATCCAACTATACAATATCCACCATGAAAACCTGCACTTACCAAAGAAGCTTAATAACCTTGACGGTACAAAATTCTTAGGTAAGAAAGACCCTAAGCTACAACGTATGCTTAGTAAATACTTTGAGTATAATCAAGTCATTAAGAAGGCTGAGTTGGTTGGTAACAAAACATTTTATCAAGAGGTATCCTGTGACTATCGTGGACGAGTATATTACGCTGAATCCTTTCTTGAATTCCAAGGAAGTGATCTTGCTCGATCCTTGTTTTTGTTTGCTAACAAAAAACGGGTCAGTGAACGAGGCTACTACTGGCTTAGCGTACACACTGCAGCTTGTTACAACAAATCATATTCAATCGATGAGCTTAAAAGTATGGTATACCTTACCACAGATTATGCTAAATACCTCCAAGATGAAGGTCTGGACACTATCTCTGTAGATAAAATGACGTTGGATGATCGTGCTCTATGGGTTAAACATAACCTAGAGTTTATTATTCAATCAGCTCGTGCTAAATACATTGATCACAGTGCCGAAAAACCTTATAGCTTCTTAGCTTGTTGTATTGAAATTGCTGCATATCATAAGTGTAAAATCTTACGACAAGAGTACATGTCAGGGTTTCCTATTCCTATTGATGGTAGTAACAACGGTTGGCAACATCTGGCAGCTATGTCTAAGGATAAACAAGCAGGTGCATTAGTCTCCTTAGTACCTACTCCTATTCAGAAAGACTTCTATGTAGCTGTGGCTAAAGAGCTTATTACTGT